TGACGATGTTGTCGGCCTTCACCTCAAACTCGCCCTGAATGCCGGCCATGGTGTCCTGAATGGCCTGCTTCAGGCCTTCGTCGTCGGTGTCGCACATGGCGGCCAGTTCGGCCATCTGGCCGGTGAGCGCATAGAGCTGGGTCATGCTGCAGCCTCCTGTGGCTTGCCGGCTTCAAGGGTCTTCAGTTCGAGCGAGATCCGCGCAGCTCCTTTCTCGTCCTTGCGGCCGATGAGCTTGCGCACGGCGTGGTCGTGGATTTTCTTGCGCTCATGCGGCGTCACCGCCTTCTTCATGGTCTCGATCGTGTCCTTGATGAAGTCCAGCCGCTCCTGCTGCTGGCGTTCAATCTCGGCCTGGCGGTCTTCCGCCTGCTCGATCGCCTGCTCGGCCTGCAGCTGCTGCACGTAGTTCACGTCATCGAACATGCCCAGGAACACGTCGGCGCTGAAGCCGAGCATGGACAGAGCTTTCTTGATGGCGTCCGTGAGTGACTTTTTCGGCGCCTCGCCGTCAGTGGTCATGCCGTAGTTGGTCTTGTACTGGTACCGCGTGCAGCCGTACTGCTCGATCTCGCCGCGCTGGCCGTCCTGCACGAACCAAAGGCAGATCTTCACGGTATGGCCAATCTCGCGACCGATGCAGGTGCGCTTGTCGCCTTCGCCGGCGTAGATCTCGTGGCCATCGTCGAAGCGCTCTTCAATGATCTTCCAGCCCCACCCGATGCCGACCGGACCGAACAGCTCGGTCGCCTTCATGACCATCGCGGTGCCGTTTAGGCTGGTGATCTGCTGGCCGCCGACCTTGGCGTCCTTGGTGAATCGGGTGTCGGTCGTCTGGACCTTCTCCCAGATGCGCATGTTGGTAGTGGACATTAGAAAACCTCGCGCCAGGCCGGCGCCGTCAGTAGGAATAGGGGAAATGCCAGGTCACGCCCGTGATGTAAGGCCGAACGCCCTGGCTGCCGGTGATGGTTGCGCGCTCTTGCCGGCTTACGCTCCCTTGCGGGCACGGTTATCCCCCGAAGGGGCCCGCCGTACTCGGGCGTCTTGCGTCAGGAGGTAACGCAGCCTGCCCAGGCGCTTGCGAGCATCCAGGCAGTGCAGAAGAAGAGGGCGATGAAGCTGCCGCGCCAGGTGGCGAAACGGCGGGCGCGCTGGTAGCTAGTCATGGGTTGTGCCTGCCTGCGCCATTGCATTTGTGGCATGTAGACGTTGAGCCGTGGTACGGACCTTGGAAGCGAAGAAGGCCGGAGCCTTTGCAGACTCCGCACGCAACCTTGTTTCGCTCTTGCTCAAGTTGTTTGCGAAGCTCGGCAAGCTCGGTGTCGCGTGGGTCACCAGCCGGAACATGGAAGGCCATACCGATGCACTCGGCCCAGCCCACAACATCACCTGCGATTGCGCGGATCTGTTCAGGGGTTGCGGTAACGCCATGCTCTTCGAATGCTTCCGACAGGCCTTCGGCGTAGTAGTCGGTGCGTGAGTAGCTCATGTACGCACCTCGTATGCCAAAGTGCACATACCGCACAGGTAAGCGCGGCCCGACCAGGCCTCAGGGTTCTCGATGTGAGCCATGCGCGCCTGGTTCATGGCGTCTTCGAGCGTCAGCCCCTTGAACACCAGCAAGATGCGGTCATCTGGCACGGCTTGCGTAGCCTCAGCCACCTGGTCATCGATCAGCGATGGGAAAACCGGCGTGGTCATGCAACCTCCTTGCGCCCATCAACAATCTTGTTGAGGCGCCCGCAGTAGTGGTTGAACTCTTCGATGGTGATGCGCCCGTCGCTCAGCATTGCCGTCAGCTGATGAGAGATGATCATCGAGTAGCTTGTAGGCGTGCTGGGGTGGCTCATAGCATCCAGTTGCTGGTCGATCAGGACATGAGGGCTTCTCACTGCGCCTCCTCGGCCTGGGCCAGCACTCCTTCTTTGGCGAAGGGGGTGAGCAGCTGGCGGGCGATCTCTTCCAGCGCCGACTCAGGGTTGGCAACGCTCAGGATCTCGTCGGCTGCCGCTGCTGCGTCGCCGGTCACTTTGCAGCGCGCAGCCAGAACCAGCCGGCCCAGCACCGAGTTGCTGATGCCATTAAGGCCCAGCTGGCCCATCACGAACTCATCCACCGCCTGGGCGAAGCGCTCATAGGTGACGCCCTGCTTCGGGCGCATCCGACGCTGGAACACTACGTCGCGGCGCGCCATCAGCTCAGCGATGCCGTCGTCGATCCAAGTGGATTCCGCGTCGGCTACTTCGCTCACCGCCGGCGGCATCCGGTTGTCGTACTCAAACTGTGCTGCTCGAAGTGCGCCCATGGTCGCCTCCAGGTGGTGGGTTACTCGGTGGGTGGGGAAGGGAGGGGCTGCCAGTGAGTCGGCTTCCAGCTTGAGGCCCAACTGCTTTGCGGCTCTTCCCACGAAAAGTACGGCGGGTAGCCGTGGAAGTGGGCAATTGATCCTTCGCAGTACTCCAGGTACTGGCTTTCACGAGCGCCGTAAACCTCATTCCATGCCAAGACCGTGGAGCCGACCTCCGGCAGCCTGTCGCTGCACTTGATCCAGCCGCTCATGGCTTCACCCGGGCGGCGAGCATGGCGTCGGCAATTTCGTATGAGTCTTGCGCCAGATCATCCCAGCTAGCGTACTGAGACTGCCTGGACCTTGATGCCTGCATGGCCTTGGCCGCGAAGTAGTCGCGCAGGGTCATGCCGAAAGCCGTGCCGTGACCGGCGTACTCGCTGGCCGGCGTCGGAAAGGCAAAGGTGTCCTTGTTGCTCATGGTTTTGGCCTCAGTGGACAACCGCATTGGTCGGATGCCAGGCGCAGTGACCAAACTGGGCGTGAAAAGCCAGCCTGGCACCCGCCAATGCGGTCGTATGTGAAGGGAACGGGTGCAGGCGGTGAGCGCTACCTCACATGCATCTGGCCTGGCCGGGTAGGCCCCGGATTCGCCTGCGTGTACGTCGATTAAGGTTGATGATGGTGAGTCTTAACTTGCGTAATACTCTTTTCGATGAGCTTTAAATCGATGAAAGCTGCATCGGTGATTCATCTGTTCGGCTGAGCGGGATTTGAACCCGCGACCTCCCGTGCACTGGCCTCTACCTAACTGAGTTACCAGCCTCAAGCGGCATTGGCATGCCTGCCGTTCCCGCGAGCAGATGAATCACCGATGCAGCCTGCGATGGGGAGCAGGGCATCGGGCCGTCTTTCCGGCTGTCAGGATTCGAACAGGTCTGCCTGCTCGCGAGCTTCTGGTTTGTTCGCGACAGGAGCAGGATCGGCCTTTGGCTCGGGATATTTGCCCTGGCCGGCCATATACAAGCACTTCTCCTCGATGCCGTGCGCACGCTGTGTTTCGGGATGGACTACGGTGATCACCCCGCCGAAGGCCTGAGCGATCAGGGCGTGCTTTTCAGCAATCTCGGCGATACGGTCGTAGGCCTCTTCACGCGTCATTTCTGACATCGTCTTGCCCTCCAGGGCGGTTGATTTCCCAATGCAGCCTGTCGCCAAGCTGCATCAGTGAAATCTCTTTTCTCCACCACCCACCGCTACCGAGTCGTCTCTCACCGGCGCCGCACATTTCGTGTTCGATGCATTGCCAGTTTGGGCGGGTGATTTCGCGTGCTTGCATGTGGAAGCACGGCAGCTATCCAGAGGCTGCATGGTCGACGGTTTAGCTTGGTTGCCACCGGCGGCTGCCGGTACGTCGAGGGGTTCACGTCAGGTTGTGTAAAGAGCGGTGAGGCTTGAGGGCCTCTCCGAGGGCCTCAGTAGCGCCTCGATGGACAAAATATGCACCAGTGCAAATGGGGTGTCAATGCACCAGTGCATAAATTTTTCCAGAGGGAATGAAAAGGCCCGCGCTTGGCGGGCCTCTATGGGATGGTTAGAGCGTCTTGCCCTGGCTTAGACGGGCTGACCGTTCCAGACGTATAGCACCCGCGCCAGGATGTGCGTGTCATCCACGCGAATATCCTCGGGATCATGGTGCTTGTTGTCCGAGATCATCTTGAAGCGGTCCTTCCCTTTCTTCTGCAAGCGCTTCACGTAGAGCATCTCGTCATGGGAGAAGAGGTAGATCCCGTCGCCCGTAAACTCCCGAATGGTGATATCGACCAGGAGTGGATCGCGGTCCTTAATCGTGGGCGCCATAGACTGGCCCCATCCGGTGATCATCTTCAGGTGGTAGTGCTCTTTGAACGTGACACCCATTTCGCGAAGGTGGCGGGGGCTGACCCTGATGTCTTGCAGCATTTCTGGATAGTCGTGAGGGATCTGGCCGCCACCCATTGCTGCCCGGACGTCATAGTGAGCGATCCATACCTCGTCGCCGACCTGGCCGGGCCTCGAAAAGTCCACGGTGACCACGTTGGACGAAGCCTGCTGCTCAGCAGATTTTTCCTCGATAGCGTCGGCGATCTTCTGCCTGGCGTCTGAAGACAGGCCTTTGCCATGCTTCGCCAGCATCTGCTTGACGATATCTGCCGTAGATAGAGTTTCACGTCGCTCCGCCTCTGGCTCGCCTTCGCCCAGAGGTTCATACCCGCGTAACTGGTCGGTGGTGATCCCAAAGAACTCGGCCAAAGGTCTGACCTGCTTGTCGGTTGGCTCCTTGATGCCTTTAGGGCCTTGGGGCTTGAGGATCCTGGAAATGGTCGACTGGCCGACGCTAGTGCGGCTCGACAGCTCAACCTGAGATATGCCGTTTGCGGCCATGAGTTGAGCGAGAATTTTGTCTATCGATTTATGCATAGGTGCAATGCTGCCTCCCGGCAGTGCATAGGGCAATACAGCTGAACGTTGACAGATATGCACCAGTGCATGATTATGTGCATATCTACAAAGGAGGCAGCCATGAGCGCTACCGATCTTCCCAAAAAACTGGACGAGTTGCTTGGCTCAGGCATGACCTACAAGGCCATTGCAGAGCGCGCCAAGTGCGACGTATCGACGGTTTTCCGAATTCGCAACGGCCAGATCAGCAACCCCAGCTATGTAGCTGGTACCGCTATCGACCAAATGCACGCTGAGCTGGCCAAGAACGGCAAGCAAAGCCTCAAGAAATCTGCCGCTTAACCACTTTTCAATCACAAGGAAATCCCTGAATGCACCTGGACCCCGCCAACAAACGCAGCGAAGTGATCAAGTCGCGCTGGAAGCCTGAAGAGGTTCGAAAGCTGCGCATGGAAGCCCGTATGGCTGGCATGCAGCTGGCCACCTACGTGCACGAACTGGCCAACCTCGGCCGCCGCCTGGGCGCTGCTGATCTGCTCCGAGAAATGAACGGCGCTGGTGAGCAGGATAAAACGGCCTGAAGCCCCTATGGAGGGCCTATGCCTGAAACCACCTTCGAATTGCTGCCAATCGAGGTGAAGGCTGAGGTTCGACAGCTGGCTGCCGACCTTGGCTGGAGCCTGGATAGATCGACGGATGAGTACTTGGAAATGAGTCGCTCACTCGCGGTGCAGGAGCAATTGAGACAAATGCGACACAAGGCCCCCGTGTTGGGGCTGGTAGGGCACAAAAAGGGCCTCGATGTTCCCTGATTGTGGAAAGACAGAGGCCCTCTTTCGGGCTTCTTACAAGCACAAAAAAGCCGGGATTGCGGCCCGGCTCTCTGCTTCACATAAAACTCTTGAGGTGAATTATGCATCTGCAGGAATCCAGTATACAAGCCCCATCGAATCACGCGCCACAAAACGCGAAGCACGATTCTGTGGCGCGCAATCGGCTTGGCCAGGTTTACGCCGTTCTTTTTTCGGATGGGTGGGTAAAGGTTGGCCGAGGGCGGAATGCTCAGAAGCGAATCGACTGCCACATCTCCACGTCGCTGATGCGCGGCGCAAAGCTGGTAGATAGCCGGATTTCTGGGCTGATCCTCGACTCCAGGGGCGCGGAGGCTGCCTTGATTGCAATGTGTGGCGGATACGCCTCGGCAGTGCACGGGCGTGAGTGGTTTGAAGGTGTCGACTTCGATTCCCTGGCCGCGCTCATTGACGACCAATATCCCGGCGACACGCAGGAGCAAATCAGCGCCTACATGCACGCGCTCGACAGGCAGGCCGACGAGGTCTTTGCAGCCGTATCGAATCAGGCGCCCAGCGCCCCAAAATTCACCGAGGCGGATATGGACGCCTGGTCTTCCGCACTGGAGCACGCTTCTGTGCTGGAGCAGATCTATCTCGAAGACTGCTACGGCGGGCAGCTTTTCGAAAAAGATCACAAAGGCTACTCATCGTTTTACCTGATGACAGCGCTGGCTCTGTACAAAGTCCCTGCTCACAACGTCGCCGTCATCTACTGGAAGGCATTCAATGAGCCCGACCAGCTTCTGTCTGAACTGAGCGATGCCTCTGCCAAATCCTGTGCAGATCTGCTGCACACCCACGACAAGGCCGTGCGGGGTGCAGCATGAGTATCGACAAGGACAAGTTGAAGGCGCTGGCCGAGGACGCTAGCAAAGTTCCGGACTGGTACAGCCCGCAGTCATTCGGCCTGTCCCGCGTCACTGGCGGGGCAGAGCGAGATTTCATTGGCGCTGCTGGGCCAGCCACGATCCTGGCTCTGCTGGCTGAAATCGAGAGGCTCAAGGCTGGCGTGGACTCGGACTGGGCAGAGATCGAGCGCATTCAGTTGCTTTACAGCGAGCAACTCCGAAAGGCCCGCGCGCTACGCATTGAGCGAGATCGCCTCAAAACCGATAACGAGGCGTGGAGGCTTACCGTTGAGGCTGAGCGTCGCATCAAGCGCGGCATCTCTGACGAGAACGAGGCGCTGCGCATGCAAGTCAAGGAGCTCGATCTGACGTTCGGGCGCTATCTGCTCGGCATGCGTGCCGCTGTGGTCGAGTGGCAAAAAGGGAAGGGTGCCGATGCCGCGATGCAGTGGATCTGGAACGGATTGCGTGGCCCTGGCGAGCTGCCACCTGAAGAAGAAACCCAGGCTCAAGCCTACTTCGACCGCGAAGTCGTGAAGATCGAGGAAGGTCTCGAAGAGGTGTACGCCTACCGCGACAAGCGCCGCGCCGAGAACGCTAAGGAGCGAGGCCAATGAGCATCATCCGCGCACCTCGCCCCGAGGCCAATTTCTACATGCTCAACAAGTCGATCAGCGAAGACGGGCGCCTGAGCTGGGCTGCCCGCGGCCTGCTGGTCTTCCTGTTGGGCAAGCCGGACCACTGGGCCGTGTCCGTCACCCACCTGCGCAACGAGACTGCCAAGTCGTCGAAGCCTACTGGTCGTGATGGCGTGTACGGCTTGCTGCAAGAGCTGATTGCCGCCGGCTACGTCGAGCGTCGCCAGGACCGTGGCGAGTCCGGTTTGCTGGGCGAAACCCACTACGTCGTCTCGGAAACACCGCTTCCGGCTTTGCCGTATCCGGTTGAACCGCTTCCGGCTCAGCCGTATCCGGCAAATCCGACACTAGTAAGTATTGAAGGTAAGCAAGGACTGAAGGGAGTAAGGACTGACTCTCACGAAGTCGAGTTGGTCGACTTCGAGCGCTTCTGGAAGATCTACCCGCGCAAGGTGAGCAAGGCCGACGCCAAGAAAGCCTGGGCGAAGATCAAGGTCACCGCTGATCTGTTCGACCTAATGGCCAAAGCCCTGGCTGCCTGGACCGTGTCGACCGACTGGACCAAGGACGGCGGCCAGTTCATCCCGCACGCATCCACCTGGCTGAACGGCAAGCGCTGGGAAGACGAACTGCCCCAGCCAGCAGGCGCCGCCCCGTTCGCATCTCGCCGCCCGGCCAGCGGCCCCGACTTCAACGATACCACTTGGGCAAATGACCTGGGGGCCTTATGAGTGCACAACCGAAACTGCGCAGCGTGACGCAGATCATGGCGGCGACCAAGAACGTTCCTGCCGAGGTGCACGCCCCGGCCAAGCAGCTGGACCCAGGCACCACCGAAGTGGTCAACGCCCTGTTCAAGGAGCTACAGGCCATCTTCCCGGCGTGGAAGCAGGCCTGGCCGGACGATGACGCGCTGAAGGCTGCCAAGCGCAGCTGGATCAAGTCCTTCGTCGCAGCGGGCATCAACACCCTGGAGCAGATCCGCTTCGGCATCCAGAAGTGCCGGTTGCTGGGTACCGACTTCGCCCCGAGCAGCGGTAAGTTCATCAAGCTATGCCAGCCGACCCCGGAAGAGATGGGCATTCCGCCACTTGCGCGGGCCCTGGCAGAGGCGTTGGAGAACTTCCACCCCAGCAGGGCAGGTGCACGCCAATGGTCGCACGCAGCGGTGCGCCACGCGGCCCTTCAGTGCGAGGCGCAGAACCTGGGATCGATGGAGGTGGAGCGCGCGGAGAAGGTGTTCGCCCGGGCCTACGACATCACCATCCGCATGCTGGTCGCCGGCGAGCCACTGGGCGACATCGCCACCGGCATCGGCCACGACAGCCAGAAAAGCCTGCTGGAGCTCGCAGACGAGCACGCCAAGCAGCGCCAGGCCCGCTTGCTGGAGATCCAGCAGATCCCAACCACAGCCGCAGCCTGCCGTGCACACCTGCTGGCCAAGTTGAACATCAAGCGCGCCGGGCAGCCGGCCGGGGAGGGGGTGTGATGCGTACCTATCTGAAAGCGGTGCTGATGATCGTGCTGGCACCGATTGTGATCATCGCTGCATCTGCGACCTTCACCCTGTGGGTCAGGTTTGCCGTGTCGCTGGATCTGTCGTGGCCCGCGAAGCTGGCGATCATGGCAGGCCCGTCGATCCTGCTGGCCGCCATCCCAACCGCCTGGCTGATGAACAAGCTCGAGGAGAAGCACTGATGGACACCAACAAGATGCGCGAGCAGTTCGAAGCGGCATGGTGCGAGCGATACCCAGACCATCCGCCTCTGGCGCTGAAGCGTAGCGGTCTAGACCCTGCGGACTACTGCAACACCAGAACCAGGGATGCATGGTGGGCCTGGCAGGCCTCCCGCGAGGCCGTGGTGGTGAAGCTTCCGTCAGCAATCGAATCGCCACCTTACGCCTGCTTCCAGAGTGGCTGGAACGATATGCGTGGCGAAGCAGTGGATGCTATCGAGGCCCAGGGCCTGAAGGTGGCGCCATGACTATCGACAAAGCAAAGCTCCGGGCGGCAGCCATCGATTGGGGGCACCACGCGATGGAGATCACTGGCGATGACATGCAGGCCCTGCTCGATGAGATCGACCAGCTCAGGTCGGAGAATGAAGCGTTGCGTGAGGACGCAGATCGTTATCGCTGGCTGCGGAGGGTTGGAGGCAGGAAGTACGGAAATGTCCTCCCTGGCGTGCCTGGCACAAATCACATTTACGACATCGGTGTCGATGCGGAAATGGCCAAGGAGAGCGCACATGGCTGAAAAAATCAGCGTCAACAGTCAGGCCAAGCTGTCCGAGGCCATCACCATGCTCACCCGCATGTTCCGCGACAAGAAGTTCGTCGTGGTCAGCATGCGCCCGGGCAAGGACCGCACCCTTGACCAGAATGCATTGTGGTTCGCGATGTACGACCGGGTCGCCAAGAGCACCGAGATGGGCGACATCGAGGACGTGCGCCGCTACTGCAAGCTGCACTTGGGCGTGCCGATCATGCGCGCCGGCTGCGCCGAATTCCGCACCGGCTGGGCTGAGTCGTTCATCCACCTGGATTACGACGTGAAGCTGCGCTTGATGGGGCCGTGCGCGATGTTTGGGCCAGATGGGTTCCCCGTGACTCGGTTGTTCGACCGGGCCCAGGGCTGCCAGTACACCGACCGCATCGTCGAGGAGTTTTCCGCCCGCGGCGTGCACTTCGCTGACCTGCTGGGGGAGGAGGCGGCATGAGCCATCAATTCAAACCGGGCGACCTGGCGCTGATTATCAAGTCGATCAAGCGCCCCGAAAATATCGGCAAAGCTTGTGAGCTTTTGGCCTTTCTGGTTCCTGGTGATCGACTGGAGTTCGAGCACAACGGCCTTCGAGCAATCACTCATGTAGGGGAGCACCCTGCATGGCTGGTGGCTGGCGATGGTGTTATCGGCAGTAATGGAGATGTCGGATTCGCGCTTGTTCGGCCCAGCAATCTCATGCCCCTACGCGGCGACTTCCAACCCGAGCAGCAGAAAGCCAAGGAGGCCGAGCCATGCGCGTAGCCGAGATCAAACCGAAGAAGTGCAAGGCACCAGGTTGCGGCAAGCCTTTCAAGCCGACCATGACCACGCAGAAGGTGTGCAGCATCGCCTGTGCTAAGGCCATGGCCAAAGATCCGAAGCTGCAGAAGGTCGCGGCCAAGGCCATCACCAAGCAAGCCCGAGAGGACTTAAAGGAGCGCCGGGACAAGCTGAAGACACGCCGCGAACACATGGCCGAGGCGCAGACCGCGTTCAATGCCTACATCCGCGAGCGCGACGCCGGCCTGCCGTGCATCAGTTGCGACTCGAACCCGAGCGACCACGACCTGATCACTGGCAGCCGCTGGGACGCCGGGCATTACCGGTCGGTGGGCGCCTGTCCGGAACTGCGCTTCGAGCCGCTCAACGTCCACCGCCAATGCGTGAAGTGCAACCGGAACCTGTCGGGCAACGCGGTCGAGTACCGAATCCGTCTGGTGAAACGCATCGGCGCCGACCAGGTTGAATGGCTGGAAGGGCCTCATAAGCCCCAGCGCCTGACCATCGAAGACCTGCAGGGCATCAAGGCCCTGTACAGGCAGAAGCTCAAAGACCTGAGGAGGGCTGCAGCATGACGCCAGCATGGGGATACCTGATTTTGGCCGCCCTCATGGTGGTGGGTGGTGTGTCGCTGTCCTGGGCTGGGGCAGTGCGCCGGAAGCGCTGCTACGAAGAATTTCTGCTGAAGAAGACCAATCGCATCCAGGGGGAACGACCATGAAAGTAATCAGCGCTCGCCAAGTTTGGCACGACGCACTGCACGAGAACCGCGCATCCGCCCTGGCCGTGGCCGCAGAGCAGGCAGCCCTGGGCAAGAAGGGGGGCTCCGCCGATGTGAAGATCATGGTCATGCTGGAGAACCACGACGGGAAGGAGGTCTGCAAGGTGTACGAGGTTCGCAAGGAAGGGGTGCAGGAAACCCGCCCGGGCCGACGCCTCACCAACGACCGCTGCGCCCACATGCTGACCGCCGGCCTGGTGATCCAGGCGATCGACTCCTTGCCGAAGTCGCTGCGCCACCTTGGGCACTTCCTGTACTCGCCC